ATAAAGCAACAACTGATCCTGGTTCACATTGGGAAAAGAACTTATTAAACAAAGATGGTGTTGCAATCTTAAAACCAGGTCAATATAGAGGTTCTCATAAAATTGGATTACACCAAGGTAAATATGAGGCACTAAGACAACAAAAGGCTGTTAAGGTTTATAGAGATAATAACAAAGATGGTAAATATGATATGATTGAAGAAAATGTACATGAAGGTATATTTGGAATCAATATTCATAAAGCTGGGAAGTTCGTTAATGGTTCAACTCAGATTGATAAATGGTCTGCTGGTTGTCAAGTACTATCTAAAGAATCTGATTTCAACGAATTTATGGAAATTTGTAGAAAGGCTAGAGATATATGGGGAAACTCTTTCACATATACGTTGATAGAATCCAACGATATTTCGTAAAATAAAATGAGGTTATATGGCACAAGAATTATCGAAAGTAGTAAACGCAGGATTCGAAGGTGAACCAGAACACATTGTATTTCAAATACAATCTACATTACAAAAAATAGAACCAACTGAGATACTTAAAGTTGTTGATGGTAGTATAGAAAGAGATTCTAATATGCCTAATGATATGTGGGAAGTTGTTAATAGAAACAACAATCATGAGTGTAACATTGATTTAGAAACACAAACCCTTTATTATATTTAATTATGACACTACCTTTATCAGGACAAATAACGGCGGGTAATATAAACCAAGAGTTTGGAAGAAGCTATTCAAGCTATATGTCTATTTGGAATGCTAGAAATGGTAGATATGGTTCTATCAATGGTCAATCGGCAAGATATCCTACAAATGGAATTAGTAAAACTAATAGCGGATATGCATTTTCAGATTGGTATGGATATAGACATAATGCAGTACAAGCTACAATAGGTCTTGACCAAGTTGAAAGATTTGTTGATGCTGATACCAGAGCTTGGGAATTTAGATACAATGGAACGGCTTTATCTCAAAATTGGCAGTGGAATACTACAAGACTAAGAAGGTGGTTTTATGTTCCAGTTGGTAATAGAATAGATGTTTATTTTGATAATAATATAAGTTGGGGTCAAAGTTGGAGGACTCAATTTAGAGCTATATATTCAAATCAAAGAGGATGGTTATTACGCCAAAATGTACGTCCAACAGCTTATACAAATTATACTAATTTATTTGTTCAATCATCAGAATTAATTACTATTTACAATCAAAGTTAAAAAATATTATGGCAAATCATTATTTTAAAGATACAAATTCTTATTTTAAATTAGTAGATGAAACACATGAAATAATTTGTGTAACTACTAATTTTACAAACAAATGTATAGCAATAAGCTTTGATGAAAGTGGTGGGTATGAGAAAATGAGAGATGCATTTATCGCTGATGGTATTACAACTGTATCCGAAGAACTTTTTGAGGCAAAAAGAGATGAAGTAAAAGATTATATAAATGAAAATTTGTAAAAATGGGTAATTGGTTTGTAAAATCTTTTGATAACTACTATAAGTTTATAGATGATGATTCATCTATGATTATACTAACATCAGCTAGTTTAGATGAAAGTGGAAGTGATATGGTTATTTCATTTAATCATTTATCTGAAAGTGTTCCTAAATATGAAGATATGAGAGATTCTTTTCTATCATCATCATATACAGGTTCATCAGAGCCAGTACCACAAATTATTAGTGAATCCCTTTGGGAAGAAAAGAAAACAGAATTAAAAAGTTACATAATAAATAGTTAATAAATGAAAATAGTTATAGCGGGTGGAGGAACTGCTGGTTGGTTATCAGCATTATTCCTAGCCAAACAAAATTTACACAGAGATATTCCAGCTTACGATGTTACTCTTATAGAGAGTGATGATATTCCAATTATAGGAGCTGGTGAAGGTTCAACCGGAGTACTTCAAAAAATACTTTTATCTACTTTAACTGAATTCGATGGATTTGGAGAAAAGGAGTTTTTTGAAAATTGTAATACTACATTTAAATTAGGAATTGATTGTATTGATTGGAATGGGGTAGGTGATAGATTCTTTGAATCGTTATCTGGAACACAAACTTCAGATTGGCCATTGGATAGGGATTTTACTATTTGTTCTAAATACGGAAAAGCTCCAGATTCCAGTCCTAACAAATATCTTTGGGAAAAAAATCTAACACCATTTTTAAAAACTGAAAATAGTGATAGTTACGAAACTGGATATGCTTATCACTTTGATGCACATAAAGTTGGTGAGTGGTTTAAAAAGATTGCATTAGAAAATGGAATTAAATTACAAAAAGGTACAATAACTGATACAAATCTAAATCCTAAAAATGGTGAATTACAAAAATTAATTTTAAAAGATGGAACTAAAATAGAATCTGATTTTTGGATTGATTGTACCGGATTCAATAGAGTATTGAGTAAGGCAGTTGGAGCAGAATGGATTTCATATTCAGAATACCTTCCAATTAATTCAGCATTAGTTTATACACATCAATATGAAAAGGATGAAGAAATTCCAAACGTAACAACTGCATGGGCAATGCCAAATGGTTGGATGTGGCAAATTCCAACTCAAGAGAGATTAGGATGTGGATATTGTTATTCTGATAAGTTTGTATCTGAGGAACAAGCTCTGAAAGAACTACAAGAAGTTACTGGTAGAAAGATAACACCTCTTAGAACTATTAAGTTCGATAGTGGTAGGTTGAAAGAAGTTTGGAAAAAGAATGTACTTTCAATAGGATTATCATCTTCCTTCTTAGAACCATTAGAAGCAACATCAATACATTCATCCATAATTCAGTTAGTACAACTAACACAACATCACTTATCACCTTACAAAGAGGATATGATGAGAGAATCAAACATCAAAGCAAATAACGAACACTTTAATATGATGTTAGATGAATTTAGAGGTTTGATTCAAATGCACTATATTACAAAAAGAAATGATACTCCATTTTGGAAATATGTACATAATGATTTAAAGAGAGACCCATTAGTTGAAAAAATTTTAGAAATATGTAAATATAGAGTTCCAAATGGAAATGATTTTCCATATTACAATGGAGCTGCTAGTTGGGGTGTATTCAATTGGATATTGGCTGGCAATGATTTAATTAGTAAAGAGGTATTGGATAAATCTCTAAATACTCATAATTTTGAAAAATCATCTGAAAAAGTTTATAAACATATGGTAAAGCAATTTGCATTTGATAGTAAACAACACTTTCCACATACTGAATTTATCAATTGGACAAAAGATTTTTCAAAAAAACCAAAATAAATTTGGTAATCTCAAAATAATTCCTTATATTTGTATCAACAAATGGAAAAATACACTTTCAAAAAAAAAAATTAAAAAAGATTTGGAATTGTTAAAAACTTTTCGTATATTTGTATAAATATATGTTCAAAATTCCACTTAAAACCAGGCATTTTGATATTTATATAAGGTGTAGGAAAGACACCAAAATAAAACCTAAATAATAAATAATAAACCTTTAAAATTTAAAATTATGGCACTAGATTTAAGCGCAATCAGAGGTAGACTGAACAAACTACAAAACACTTCAAACAGAACATCTAACCTATGGAAACCCACACCTGGTAAACACCAAGTGAGAATCGTTCCTTACAAATTCTCTCCTGAGAATCCTTTTATTGAATTATTCTTCCATTACAACATCAACAACAAAACGTATTTGTCTCCTTCTTCTTTTGGAAGACCAGACCCTATCGTTGAGTTCGCTGAAAAGTTGAAAAGAATGGGTGATAAAGAAGATTGGAAAGCAGCTAAGAAGATGGAACCGAAATTAAGAACTTTTGTACCTGTACTTGTAAGAGGAGAGGAATCAGAAGGAGTTAAGTTTTGGGGATTCGGAAAAACTGTCTACCAAGAAATATTAGGTTATATTGCTGATCCTGATTATGGAGATATTACTGACCCTACTAATGGTAGAGATATTACTATCGAATATACATCAGCTGAAGATGCAGGAACTTCTTATCCTGTAACTACTATCCGTGTTAAACCTAATGTAACTTCATTAGGAGAAGATGCAACGGCAAATCAAAACTTTATGGAAACTCAAAGTAACATTACTGATATCTATTCAGAATTATCTTACGATGAATTGAAATCAGTATTAGAAGGTTGGTTAAACCCAACAGCTGAAGAAGCTGAAGAGAGTGTTTCACAACAAACTCTATCAACTCCATCAGCACCGAAAACTGAAGCTAAAGCAGCACCAGCTGCAGCACCTTCAAACGCGGTAAGTACTGAAGAGAAAAAGAAAATGGATGATGTTGCATCAGCATTTGATGATTTGTTTAACGGATAATATATAATAAATGGCAAAAAAAGAAATGGACTTAGCGGCGGAACTAGCTTCCGAGCTAAACAAAACAAACAAAGACCAGAAGGTTGCCTTCTTCTTAAATGAAGATGGTGCACCCACAAATGTGGATGGATGGATATCAACTGGATGTGCTATGTTAGATGTAGCCATTTCAAATCGCCCTTATGGTGGACTTCCTGTTGGAAGGATTACTGAAGTAACTGGTTTAGAACAAAGTGGAAAATCATTAGTATCTGCTCACCTCCTTGCTGAAACACAAAAGCAAGGTGGTGTTGCGGTTCTAATAGATACTGAAACTGCGGTAAGTAGAGAATTCTTAGAAGCAATTGGTGTAGATGTAGCAAAACTACTTTATGTATCAGCTGATTCAGTAGAACAAATTTTCGAATTTACCGAAACAATCATTGAAAAGGTAAGAACCACACAAAAAGATAAGTTAGTAACAATCGTAGTAGATTCCGTTGCAGCAGCTTCAACTAAAAAAGAGTTAGCAGCTGATTATGATAAGGATGGATACGCTACTGATAAAGCTATTATTATCTCAAAAGCGATGAGAAAGATTACCAATCTAATTGGTAGGCAAAAAATTACCTTAGTATTCACTAATCAATTAAGACAAAAGATGAATGCTATGTTTGGTGACCCTTGGACTACTTCTGGAGGAAAAGCTCTTGCATTCCATGCATCGGTTAGACTTCGTTTGAAGAATATGGGACAAATCAAACAAAAGGTAAATGGTAAAGATAAAACCATTGGTATGAAAGTAAGATGTCAGGTTATCAAAAACCGAATGGGGCCACCTCTTCGAGCAGCTGATTTCGAAATATTCTTTGATAGAGGAATCGATAACTTCGGTTCTTGGTTAGGAGTAATGAAAGAAAATAAGTTGGTGAAGCAAGCTGGTGCTTGGTACACTTACATTGATACGGAAACTGGAGAAGAACTAAAATTCCAATCTAAAGATTTCATTGATTTGATGGATGAAAGAGAAGATGTTAAAGAACAAATCTATAAAAAGATTTGTGAAGCAACTATCTTACAATACAAATCAGATTCAAAAGATATCGAAGCACATAAGTTAGATACTGAAGGTGCTGAAGTAGTAGATTAAAATAAATAATAAGTTATGAGCAAATTAAAAGAAATGTTAAA